ATTCAACGGAACCACGCTCTGGTCGTGGTAGTACGTCAGGACGGCGTCGGCTTCGACCTCTTCGCAGAACCGCCGGTGATAGTCCTGGCTTCCCCCGGCATCCTTCACGACGCACAACTTAAAGATCTCCGGATGCCTGGAGAGTTCGCCGAGATTGGAAAACTCAATGTCCTTGCGAAACGCTCCGGACATTTCCGGATCCCAATCTCGGCGGTCGCTAACCAGGACCGCGGTCGGTTCGTATTTCTCGATCAGTTTTCGAACATCCCGGCAGCCATCGTCATATCCCGCGCCGGCAAGGATCCAGCCGGCAGCCTCGAGGCCCGCCTGCAATTGCTCGCCCTCGTCAGTCATGTGGCGGCGATAGTCGATGTTCGCCAGGACGAGCTTAGACATGGATGACACCGACGCCGCAGGATGTTCGTTTCCAGATTCGGAACCATCCCTCGTAGGAGCTCGCCGGCGGCAGGCCTGCGCGCTCTCGCTTTTCAATCTCGTCATATTCCGAGGTGTCGACGATGGTCTCGATCCGGTGCCCTTTCCTTTCGCAGATCCGGAGAGCGCGCCTGGCATTGGGTTCGATCTGGATATCGTGAAGGAAGATCAATCCACCTTTGCGCACCATCGGCAGATACGCCTCGACGTCCTTATCAAAGGCCGATTTGTCGCCGTCGATGAACAGAACATCGATCTGACGGCCGGCGAGGTCCTTATCGACGATGGCGACTGTCTCGGGGTCATAACTGGACCGATCCGAAAAGAAGCAATCCATATTGATAAAGTGTTTCAGGAACGGAAAATAGAACGGCACGCCGCGAATCTCGATGGCGATCGCCACATCCGGACAGAAGGCCTTGACCCAGTGATAAAAGCTGCCGCCTTTGTCGCTGCCGATTTCCATCACCACTCGAGGCTCGATCCGTCGCGCCATCGCAATCATTTTCTCGGTCTCGCGCATGCGCTGCAGTGGAAACAGGATGCCGTGCTGGAAAATCTCCGGATAAATGTCGCAGCCATAGGGCGCATCATCGCGCTCGAGAAACTTTTCCCAGGCCTCGACGATGCCGGCCGGAAATGACGTCAGGTTTCGCAGGTGCTGCTCGAGTTCGGCGTTGGTCACGCGTGGACCCTCGTGTAATCGGTGGTTCGCTGGCATTGGCCACGGAGCTGCTCGACCTCCTGAATCTTCGTTCCGAGGTTCCGGCGATCGACAGCCAGTGGCAGAAACGAGCTGGAAACGCGGTAGGTCTCGTCGGAATCCAGATTGCCCTTGTCGCGCAGCGGACCGCCGCAGCCGCGGTCGCAGCAGTTCTTAACCTGTCCAGCGAAGGTCGCCATTGGCTCGCGCCACCAGCCCGGCACGGCAACAATCCCACTGTTCTCGCCACGGATCCCGTCCATGGCCGCCGCGATCTCGCAGAAGTAGCCAAACGGCTTTCCTTCGCGCTCGACGATGGCACCGGACCAATCGCGGTTGTAGTCGCAACTTTCACGGAGGGCGGTCCATTGATCCTCCGTGATCCCGAAATCCCGATAATCGAGCAACAGCCCGGCGTGCTTCGCCGGAGAGTGGATGCTCTGACCGATCACACGACCTGGAAACCAGCGATTCATTTCGTCGGCCGCGGCGCCGTTCATGTGCGCGTTCAGATTCAATCCGCCGGCGTTGAAGCGGCCGACGCCTCGACCGAAGGTCTCCGCAGCGATGGCGCCGTGTTTCATCAGGTTGTTGGTCCAGAGGCCGCGATGTTCCGGCGTAATATGCTTTGCCATGATCCGGCAAAGTTCCGGAAATTGCGGATGGACACAGGGATTCCCACCAAACATCGCCACGAGACCCGGCCAGTCGGCAACCGAGATACAGGCCCCCTCGAAACACTCCAGCGACATAAACGCATAGTCGACGCGGAAGGGCAACAGTTGCGTGCAATTCGAACAATTGCGATCGCAGCGCGTGGTCACGACGATCTGCATAATGTCGTTACCGCGCGGGTCGGAGATTTTATCGATAGGAGCCAGCATGCCAGCGTGAAAGGCAATAAGGACTGATCAGGGTTTCGCGGACAGCGGCAAAACGGCCCGCTGCATCGAGGCTTTCCATTTCACTGGTGCCACGGATTTCATACAGATCGGCAATAGCAAACAGCACGGCTGTCAGAATGTCTTCGGGGAGTTCCTCGCTCAGGTAGCCAGCGGCAAAGTTGATCCGAACCGGCGAAATGGATCCGGTGTCGGGACTCGGCCAACTGCTGCCCAGCGGATACTGCACGACGCCGCCGTCATCATCGGTCAGATCTTCTTGATACCCCGTGCCGACAGGACTTGAGGACGGGCCATTGAGGACCAGCATCTCGCCGCCGGACGCATATTCGATCGATGAGACCGATTGCGTCTTGCCCCGAGGCAGCCGGATCCCACGATAGGGGAAACATTCCAGCGTCCACGCATGCGCACGCGCGACAATCGACCGGTGCATTGCCCCCTCTGCCCAGGTGATCGCGCTGCGTTGATAGCTCTCCAGCAATACATCATCGTCGCCGATATCGATCCGGCAATGTTTCCGGACCAGATCAGCGGTTACCGGCAACGCCGATGGCAACGGATCAATGACCAGACGCAGGGGTCTTGTTAGATACTCGGTCATTTTTCAGCAGTTTGTTTTCCGGAGCCGGCATCTTCCGACGTGGAACATCAACCGGCTTTCTCGGTTTCTTTGCGTTTCGTTTCTTCATTGAAAATTAAAAAATAGGCGGGGCCGAAACCCCGCCGGAGTTGGGAGACGGGAGACTTACGACGTCCGGAGCCACTTGATGGCATCGTTGTTCAGAACGATACCACCCTCACGCCGACGGATATAGAACCTGACGAAGCCGACGTTGGTGACATTGTCGCGCGTGATGCGCAAACCGACGCGATCAACAAGCACATACCCGCGCCGGAAATCGCCGAAGGCCACCGGGAACTTGGCCGAACCGACGTCGTCCATTTGTTCCCATGTTTCAAACGGGAAACCGAGCAGGCGATCCGGCTGACCGGGCTGCAGTCCTGGCGCCCACAGGTACTGATCGTTCTGATCCTTCAGCTTGCGGATGGCGCCGATCGTCACGCTGTTGAACGTCCATGTCGCCGCGCTCCGATACATGCTGTTGAGCGCATACACCATATCGATCAGAGAGTCCGGATTGATGACGATCGGCGAGGCGACCGTGTTTTGAATGTACTGATAAGCTGCCGCCGCACGTAGCGGAGACGCCCAGTCTGCGGTCGTCACCGGCGTGGTGTTCAGCATGCCGGTCGGCTTGCTCGTGCCGTTGCCGGTCAGCACTGCAACGCCTTCCTGGTAGGCGAAGGCCTGCGCCGCCTCATTGGTAAGCCACTCCTCGACGCTGAAGAACACGTCATCGAGCGACCACTCTGACGCCTGCGGATAGGCGTACAACTCGCCATGGGTCGGCGTGACTTCGCGCAGTTGCGGCGTTGTCGTGGCGTTGCGGGTATCGGTTTCACCGACCCAGCCGGAGCCGACAACCATGCTCGTTCCGCCGCCGATGTTGACGAGTTCCTTGTAGTCACTCGTGCCGGTCCGGACGACTTTGATCAAACGGCGCACTGGAGAGAATTTCTTCTCCAGATTTTCGATCATGCGGGAGATCTCTTCGGGAACGCCGAAGCCGCCTGCCGATCCTGTGCCGATGGTGACATCCTTCTTGCCGAGCTCCCAGAGTTTCTGCTCGTGGTGCGGCGACTGGCCCTTGTGGCGGATCCAGTCGATGAAGGCCTGCTTGTATTCGTCTTTCGCCTTCTCCTCGACGGTCTTTCCCGGCTGCTTGCTACGCGATTCGAGTTCCTCGATGCGCTCGCGATGGAGTTGCATCTCCACCTCGAGGCTTTTTTTGATGTCGCCATACTTGGCCAGATCGGTCTCGATCTTTTTCAACTGCGCGTCGAGTTCCTTGGCGCGAGCTTCGTTGCCGGATTTCGTTGCCTCAATCCGATCGTCGTTGGTTTTCTTGAATGCGTCGAACGCCTTTGCCTGATTGTCGATGGCGTCCATGATGGACTGGAATGAAGTGGACATAAGCCCCTTTCGAAAATTAAAAAGCCGCCCGAAAAGGCGGCTTGATGGGTTGGGATTTTTGGGGAAAACGATCAGCGCCGGAGTGCAGCACCAATCATGGATCCCGTGATTGAATCGAGGGCATGTAACGCTTTCGCTACAGCCTCCTCCTCGACATCGCCGGCATCCCACCGGGGTCCTGGCATCCCACCAGGGCCATCGTCGAAAATCTTGGCAATCAGAATGCGCGACACCGTTTTAGAACACCCTACATCCCGCAGGGCGCGCTCAAACTCGCGCTCGGTCGGCACATATTCCCCGTCGCGCGACAAGCGTGATTTTGCGCCTTCCACGCGTGCCAGGGGATTCATGGCCAGAGACACTAAAGACACTTCCCAGAGGTCGATTTCTTTCAAGAGCCGATTGCCTTCTTTGTCGTAGGCCACATCATTCGGGACGTAGCCAATCGACAGGCCTCGAACCGCTTTCATGTTCAGCAGCGTGCGCATTTCATTGCCCAACTGCGTATCCGCCAGCACGCCCTTGACGTAGAGACCGCGATCGTCCTCGCGCATTTCGACCCACTTGCCAGGGACCTGATCCATGGCATGCATCCAAAACATCTGCGGCAACATCCCGGCCCCCTGATGTTCGGCAATACTCTTTGCGAAGGCGCCTGGCATGACGATATCACCGCCAAGATCAACATTCCCAAAAACCGAACCATGGCCTTCGAACTCGCGAGTACCAAGCGCCTTGACGTGCAGCGGGATATCAAGAGTTGGTTTCATGCTGGGGTTCCTCCTGGAGGCGCAGGCCGGGCGCCGCTTTGACCGGATGGGCCCTGCTGCCAGTACGTTTCGCCGCCGTTCTCTTTCGAGATCGGGTTCATGTTTTCGTTCTCACGCCAATCGTTCGGGCAAATCACACCGGCCTCGCGTTGGATCTTCTGGCCGTCCTGGCGCGTCTTGAAGTCGCCGCGCAGCAGTGCATCGATATTGAACCGGATAATCACACCGGAGTTGCGATCCTCCGTCGTCAGAAGATCGCGTTCCATGGCCGATTCAAAAATGCGACAGATCGGCAGGACCACATCGGTCACGGCGTTCAGGTTCTGCTGTTCGGCGTTATTGAAGGTTTGGTGTTCCAGATCACCAACGATGTAGAGCGGCACGCCAAAAGCACCGGCGATCACCGTGCGCTGCAATTTTCGCGTCTCCAGAAACTGCGCCTTATCGTTCTCGATGCCAACCTGCTCTCCGATGTCGATGCCCTTGGGCAGCAGCATCGCCCGGAAGCGGCCGCGCTTCTGATAGGCCAGCTGGAAATCGTTCACGAACTTATTGCGCTCCTCGTCGGTCCTGAAACCGATGAAACCCTCGAGGAATTTGAAAATAATCCCCGGCATCGCACCACCGCCGAAGAAGGATGCCCCGAACTTCTCTGCCGCAATTTCCAGAGCGATCGCTTCCCGGCAATCATGGATCGGAGAGTCGCCTTTCAGCCCATCCCGCGCCGGTCCGCGTGCATAATGCACTTCCCTGGGTGTGTAGTCTCGCTGGCTGCCATCGCCCGAGGTGACACGATACGTCACGTTGTAATCGTCGTCCTGCAGAATCTCGACGGCACTGGGCATCAGCGGTATCAATCGCCGGATAGGACCGGTCTGGCCGCGGGATTTCCACGCGATAAAGCGTCCATAGCGCAGTAAACGGCTAGTGGCGTCTTCCCAATACTCCACGTCGCTTTGCCACTCGTTCGGTGTCTTTAACAGTCGCGCTACGGGATGGTTCGGAAGTTGTTCTTTCTTCGTTCGACCGTCGCTGTCTGACTTCTGAAAAACATGTACAGGCAGCGAAATAATGCGTCGCGTGATGCCTGTGACAATTGCATGGACCGTGGGCGATTCCATGCAATTCTCTGGCGTCACGGTGATCCCTGAGGAGGTCTGCATGATGGCCTCGATGCGGCGGACCACCTCGTCGATCGACAGCGTGACCGCCTGTTTCCTTGAGAACCAGTTCAGCCAACTCATCCGATGACGACCAGAGAGCCCTCAACATGCTGCCCCTGCAAGGCGCCGGTCGCGATCACATCCACGCGAGCCTGATGACTCAACACGGCACACATCGCCAGGTCTATCTTGTGCGGCGAATCGCTGCGTTCCTTTTCGATCAGCCAGAGAGGCTTGCCCTGTTCGTCTTTCTCGCTCAGCACGCGTTTATACGCGTTCCCGATATGACGCGTGACCGCCTCATTGCCATCGTGAGAAAACGTTCCCTCTTTGATGGCGGTATCGAAACATTCCAGGGCATGGCTCATGTGGCTGCGGCGATTGGTCCACCATTCCACAACGCGTTCTTCCCCGAATTCCCCGGACCACTTCGCAAGCCACTCCTGCCAGTACGGTGGATCGGCATACATGCGCGACACCGAATAGCGGTCGAACGCCTCACGCACGCACGCATCGACTTCCACAGCAGGAACCTGCCAGTTCTCGACGCCATACGGCTTTTCCCAACATCCCAGCAGGAACTGATAGCCGGTCTCGACGTGCGTTCCCACAAGGCCCGTGGAATCGTGGAACTTCGAACCGTCAAATCCAAGGGTGATCAGATCCCCCGGCTTGACCGGACTTGCGGCTTTAAGTTTCTTGTAAACGAGAACATCGAAAGCCTTCCGCGTCGAGCGCACAAGGCGATTCCCATAGACACGTTCGATGTAGGATCGATCGGAGGTCGGATCACGCCATAACTGCAGGATGCTTTCGTTGTCGCGCCATTCTGCGCAGGGTCCCGCCGCCTCAATAATCGCGGCTTTCGCTCCAGATTCGGTCTTCCAGTCGTGCTTATCGGAGGCCTGACGATGAAAGAAAAACAGGCGGTCATCTTTCAGCGTTCCATTCTCGATCTGCTTGGCGTAATCCATCGTCGCCTCAGCAATCGATCCTGCACCGGGCTCTGGCGCCGTCGTTGTCTCCAGCGTCCAGGCATCCGCCAGTTTCCGCTTGGGAATGTTGGTCAGCATCGTCTGGTGGGCGCGCTTCAGCCGCTCCAGAGTCCACCAGTGCGTTTCATCGCAGATCTGAAACGTCGTGCGTGCGCCGTCTCGAGCGCTGGGCGCGCCAGAAATCGAAACGGCTTTACCGTCGCCTTTAATCCGCATGATGCGATCGAGGCCGATATCGAAATCATTGCGCAATGGGCTCGACTCGAGGATCACCCTCAGCGCGCCATAGCAGAGCTCGTCGGATTGTTCTTCCGTGTAGGCGCACAAGACGATGAAGGGATCGGTCACCGGTCCGCCGACAGGCTCATCACCATTCCAGCCGACGCAGCGCACCGGAGCTCCCGGGTGCAGCTCCGCTGCCGCGATCCACGCCGCGAGCTCGGTCTTTGCCGTTCCCTTGGCCATCGAAATCCCGGCACGCTTGAATCGCCGGCGGCCGGCCATCTTGTGTTTGCGGGGATAGACTTCGTAAAAACGCCAAATCAAAGCGCGCTTCTCATCATCGAGCCGCGCCGGCAGACCGCGGAGGTCCCCGGGACCAAAGACCAGATTCTCCTCGATCCAGGCGCACGCCTGGCCGCCCAAACTCGGCCACGCCTTGCGATCTCTGGGAACCATCAGCACCGACATCAGACCGCTCTTAAGACCTTTCTCGGATCAAGCGTCGGACTCTGCGGTTGCGACTGAGGCCGCGGCTTCTCTTCCGCAGCTGCCGTAATCGTCCAGTTCATGCGGTTGCGATCCCAGTTGGACAGACCAAAGCGCGACGTCTGCCGAATGATTGCGGCGTCCAGTTTCGCGCGATCGTCGGGAGATGTGGCTCGCCAGAAGTCATCGATCAGTACGGCGGCCCGAACGAGCTCGTTTGCGTCCGTATTCAGAAAGCGCGGCGCCATGGGTGATTCCCATAGATCTTTCCACCATTTCATCGCCAGGGGATGCCACTTCAAGCCATGGCGCGTTGGAAGTTTGGGGATTTTGATCGTTCCGGCCGGCGGCACAGACAATTCCGCCTGCTCCGCTTTGACATTCCGCCGTTGACGGATTGCCGGATCCTTCGGCGGTGGGCCCGGCACCTACGCTCCCAACCCGTACAGACAATTTCCCGAG